CACATCTTGAACGATTTCTAATTACACATATTTCACATTTAGGTATTACTATGAAAACATCGGATATCAAGCTTGGGCTGCGTGTTCGTGTTGGCTCAAACGGTATGACAGCATTAGTTGTTGGAACACCAGAGTATTACACTCCACGAGCAAAACTAGTCCGTATCAAATATGAAAACAGTACTCGCTATGAGTACATGATTAACCATCAACTAATAGCACTGCCTGTTAAAGAGCAGTATCCAGCTAACGGTGGTGAATATGTAAAACCAGAAGGAGATTTTTAATGGCTGAAGCTCAACCCAGTAAAAAACGTGGAGGCCATGCTTATGGCAGACGCGTTAAGCAAATGTCCAACACAGCTGTAGAGGGTGAGCTTTGCCTTTATCACGGCCATTCGCTTGGACGATTTTCTAGTCATTCCATGCGATATGACAGTCATCAAGCATGTGTTCGTTGTGTTGCTGGAGCACGCGAAGGTCGAATGTCATTTGACATTGACAAGCTTGTAAAGAAGAACCGGGTCAAAGCTTTGAAGTTTTGGTCACAGGTTGAGATAGGTGCCCCTGATGAGTGTTGGAATTGGACGGGGTCCATTAACAAACGTACTAAGCAACCTCAATTTTCTTGGAGACGGCACGGTCTCTCTAGTAGTACACAGCATCATCCACAACGAGTTGCGATGTGGTTTAGCTGGGGAGACCTTGGCTATACCGCTGTCAAAACTACTTGTGGTAACAAGTACTGCTGTAATCCATTTCACTTGATTCCGCAGCACATTGGCGTATTTGTAGATCACGATAGCTATTTCGAAAGTTTCGAACTAGCTTGTGAGTTGCATACGCTAAAGCAGCGGATTGGAGAATATGTGATGGAAGAGGCACTAAAAGAACAGGAGAAAGCTATGAATGCTGAAGAGCTTGCTGATCGTGAAGCATTAATACTTGATCCAAGTTCACTATATGGTGACAAGTTTGAAGCAGTAATGCTGGATCTGCTTGCAGGTAATCATCCAAGTCAAAAGTCTACATTAGATCCTGGTTTACATCATGGTCCTACAGATAACGGCGAAGATGAAGAAAACCCCACGAGTGATTATTAAATTTCTTATCCTAATACAAGAGTCATTCTATTATGTCAAGACGTACAGATTTACTACAACAACTAATTAGATCCGACAAGTGGGGCGAAGAAAAGGAGCAGGAACAAAAGTTTTTAGCTGCTACTGCTGAGCTTATTCTTACTGATCTAATTAATATCGCAAGCAACGGTGTACTTGCACGTGGTGCTGGAAGTCTCGTAATTAACCTGCAAAACGATTCCACAACATTTATGAGTGGAACCGATATTGAACGAGACATTGTTGTAGCTGAAAGTGCTGATGATGATGAAGTAGTTAAGTTCCTGCGTAAACTGCTTGAAGAAGTTGATGAGAATGACTGGTCCAATAACGTACTAATTACATTAATCAGTGATGCTGGAACAAGAACATTTAGCGTGGAAGCAGGTGGGAGCCAAGAAAGCTTCCGAACGTTCGCAGAAGAATTTAGCGGATAAGCTTAAAGCACAAGGGTTAAAACTACCTTTGTATCCGACTCCTCAGTTGATTGAGCGTGCTCGATCTGTGATGGGAGGAATTGACTTTGATCCAACATCAGACCCAGTACAGCAGGTCCTGGTAGATGCAACTTCTGTACCCTCGTTAGATGTCAACCCATTACACGAAACGTGGCATGGGAATGTTTGGGTATCTCCAAAAGGAGCTGTACGTAATACACGTTTATGGTTAAACAAAACTATCAATGAATATCGGAACAATCATATTAAAAGCTTTGTCTTTTTTACTAGCGCATCTGAAATCATTCGTGCCACTCCTATTCTTTGGGACTATCCTGTATGCATTCCTTTCAGGCGCATTAAACAACTTCGCGCTACAGCTAACGGTTTCGAGCCCGTCTGCCCTTCTACGTGGAACGTTTTAATTTACGGTCCACCACTTGAGGAAGTTATTTCCGATATTGATAAAGTCACTTTGTTCTACAACACTTTCCGTGATGTAGGCAGAGTTATCTTCAATGAATATGCAGGTGATGGCTGGGCTAAAGATCTAGAGTATTTCGAAGATCGAAAGGGTGACGTTGGATGAAACACATATCACCTAGCTGTCTATATAACTTACCTTCAGGTAATTCAGTACATCCTTGTAGGCTTATTCACAAAGATGGGACGTTGATGTGGAAGCATGCGCTGCTTTACAACAACAAACTATCAGTACCTACTGAGCAAGCACATGAAGCCCACATAATAAAAACTGCTCAGCGCCTAGAGGAACTGAACAGTTGGGTGTCATTAGATCTTGAACCGTGGGATTGTTTAATACCTACGGGGTGGTACGTACCCCATATCCCAGACCTTAGTAACGGTATCTCTGTATATTTTAAGCACTTTAGCCGCGATACTACTGATGTTTATGACTTGCTTCTGCCTCATATTCAAGACCATGAAACGTTGCACCAATCGAATCAGTATCTATACTTCAAGCGCTGCTGATTGCGCCCTAACAGGCGCTTTAATATATTAGCGCATCGAGTTAATTAGCCGAGTTAAGTACCACTGTGCTTTTTCAGCATCCTGCAATGGTCTGCCTTTGTGCCACATACGCAGCATATACTTAAGCACCTGTCCTTGCAAGAATCCACGTTCAACACTTGCTGCCAAACTGATGGCATCTTCAATCGTGTCGATCACTTCCTGTTTGCCTGAAGTGTAGTGCTTAGGGCTATTAACCTCATCAGAAGAGTCGGAAGTCAATTCAGGGTTTTCTTTTCTAAAATCTTGCATATATTCCTCGAATTTATCGTATTCATAACAGAATTTTTCGTAATCCATTTGACTCACATATGCTTGACTCTTTATCTAATATAGAACTATATCCCCCAAAATGTGAATATGCCCAGTCCTAAAGGTGACCCGACATATATCAAAAATAAAGAAACGTATTTCATCAATCTTGCTAAACAAGTTGGCCTTGCTTCTACTCATCCTTCTGCTCCAGGTGGCTGCATCGTTGTACGCGACCGTGAAATCGTTGGAAACGGACGAAGTCTCTTGACAGACAGTCAAGTAGAAATCGACTGTATTTGTTATGCCATTGCAGCTGCAGCTAAACGAGGCACGCCTATGGCCGGAGCAGTTGTTTATACCACTAGATATCCATTCTCAGCATCTGTTTTTCAGTGCCATGTAATGGGCATCAAAAAAATAATTGTATTGGCTCATCAGTGGGAGCCGTACTACAAACATGAATTTAGACGAGCTGGACGAATAGCTCGCGAACTATCAATCTCAATTGAAGCTGTATATGACAACGACGACCCCCGATTCTCTGTCAATCAAAACGCTGACAGGGACTTTGAAGACGAACTCTACGAAACTTCAAACCCTCACAAGCCTGATGACTATGACCCAAAAACGAAAGGAGAAATCCACGATGACGACTGAACTTCTATTCGACTTAGAAAGCACAGGCTTGCTCAGACGTGGCTCGACTATTCATTGCATTGTCATGCGTGATCTTGCCAAAGAAAGTGAGCCAGAAGTCTTTGATTGTCAGCCAGAACGCGCTATTATTCAAGGTGTTAAAGCACTTGAGCGTGCTGATGTTCTGATCGGGCATAACATCATTGGATATGACATACCTCTGCTTAAAGAGCAGTATCCCGATTTCAAACCTGTCGGTGAGGTTATTGACACTCTTGTATTGAGTCGTCTGTTCTATCCAAAGATTGATGCCAGAGATTTCGAACGTCGTCCCACAGGTATGCCACAGCGCCTGTACGGACGCCACAGCCTAGAGGCATGGGGTTACCGACTTCGTTGCTTCAAAGGTGACTTTGGCAAGCACGAGGGCAGCTGGGAAACATATACGCCAGAGATGCTTGATTACTGCATCCAAGACACCCAGGTCACAGCCAAGCTCTTTGAGCTGCTGATGCGTCGAATGAACGATTACAAATGAATCCTATGACTAAAAAATCAGATCCACTTTCAGTAGAAGAAATGCAAGAAGCAGCGGAGATTTTCTTCCCGTTGTTCTCCATCATTGACAAACGTATGCCAAAGAGTGCAGCAACAGAAGACACACTTAAAGTGATGGAAAATGTTGCCAAGCTTGGGCATAAACTTCGTGCAGAGAAGTTAGAAGATGAGCGTAAAGAACGTTTCGGTTTCAACAAGGAGGATTCCGATGGTGAGTGACTACGTCCGTCTTGAAATGCAACTGGCTCAACTAATGTCTCAGCAAGAGGCATCGGGCTTTCGTTTCGATATGGATGCTGCAGTTCGTGTACGTGCCGAACTACAGGAAGAATTTGACCGCTTAAGGGCAGAGATCTTATCAATCTATTTGTATGTGCCTGGCAAAGTCTTCACACCTAAACGTGCAGACAAAAAGAAAGGTTACGTAGCTGGTGCACCTATGACCAGACTGACTGAGTTCAATCCCACCTCACGTCAGCACATTGCATTTGCTCTCCAGACCTACCGCTCTGCTCGGTTCACCAAAGTCACCGACACAGGTAAACCCAAAGTTGATGAGGCGACACTGTCTGAGATCAGGGACAATGCACTGGTTCAAGGTAACCAGCAGCTACACGACGAGTGTGGGAAATTCATTCGTCTACTGACCCTGCAGAAGTGGTTAGGGCAACTATCGGAGGGAACCAACTCGTGGTTCAACTCTATTGAGGGCGATGGTTGCATTCACCACTCCTGCACATTGGCTACACAAACTTCAAGAAATGCGCACCGGGGTCCCAACCTCGGACAGGTTGTGAGTGCACCTTGGGCAAGACAGCTGTTTATCCCTCATAAAGGGATGATCATGGTTGGCGCTGACCTTGAAGGACTAGAACTCAGATGCTTGGGACACTACCTTCACAGATTCGACGAAGGAGCGTTTGCTGAAGTTGTGCTGAACGGTGATATTCACCAGCAGAATGCTGACCGTGTGGGCTGTACTCGTAAGGAAGTAAAAACCCTTACCTACGCGTTCATCTATGGGGCAGGCGACCAGAAGCTGGGCCACAGTCTTCAACCTGAGCTATCGGATGCTCAGAAAAAGCAGCTTGGTAGCGAGCTACGACGTAAGTTTCTCGATGCTATTCCTGGACTAGAGCCTCTTATCAATGCAGTCAAAGATCGCATTAGATCTAGTGGACGACTTAAAGGGCTAGACGGTCGACCTATCTTCTGTACTGCAGAACATGCCAGCCTTAACTACCTTCTTCAGAGCTGTGGCGCGATTTTATCTAAGCGATTCGTAGTCATTGGGCAAGAGCTCATCGATGCAGCTGGTCTTACCTATGACGTGGACTACACACGTTGTGCTTACGTTCACGACGAAGTTCAGCTATCTGTTATTCCTACAGAAGTTGATCACGTCAAAGAGCTGTTAGTAGCAGCAGCCCCTAAAGCTGGTGACTACTACAGGTTCCGTGTACCAATCACTGCCGCTGCTGACAGTGGTGCAAACTGGGCAGAAACTCACTAATGAATTACGAATTATGGCTAGAAAAAATCATCAGTATGCCATCATTAAATGGAGGCGGACCTGTACTTGCTCCAATATTTGCTGAGCTATTACAAGGCCATCATTATGAAACTGCATTTGAATGGTGTGCAGGTCCTGCTTGGATAGGATGTTTGTTGCTAGAACAAAACATATGCAATCATTTAGTCACAGGTGACATTAACCCTGACTCAGTAGCATGCTTAGAAGCAACTAAAAAAATCAATCAGTACAATATTTCACCATACTGTAGTAACAACATGAATAATATACCTAGATACAGTTTTGATTTAGTAGTTGCAAATCCTCCTAATTACTGCAACATTCAACAAGAACATCCTTGTGGTTTTTTGCGTAATGACCTAAGACCATCAGATATAGATTGGCATATTCATCAAGACTTTTATAAAACAATTTCTAAATATCTACATGCTTCAAGCAAGCTGTATATCTCAGAAGTCGCTGTTGACGACTTAGAGGTAATCATTGATGGCGATGTTTATGACAAACGCATTATTCCTCCAATTGACGTATTCCAAGATATGTTAAAGAAGAATAATCTGCAACTTATAAATCGCCATCCGTACACTATGGATAATATTCCATGTGATATTTTAGAAATTACACCTTATTAGGTAAAATAAACATATCTAACCATATTCAATCATTAATGTTAGATGAAGCAATTGCCAAATTACAAGAAAAACATCCTTGGATGAAATACGAGGAAGGTTTTGCATTAATGGTAGATGCATATGAACGCCATCTTGCTCAAGATAAATATTCTGGCATGACTAAAACTTTAGTTGAAATTAGTTTTGGTATTTTCCTTAGGGAAGATGAATATCTTTTGAGAAACAGGCTGGCTAGAATCTCTGAGTTTATGTGACATGTCTGAGCACATATATTTTAATTTTGAAGTTGATGGCGATGCTCTAAAGTATATCGTTAGAGCAATGGATAAGTATATTGAAAAATGGCCTGGAGGTCATCCTGGCGAACAAGAAAAACTTAAGCTTGTTCAGCTAGGCTTAAGAAAAGCATTGCTTGATTATCAAATGCTTAATGACGAATAACTATTAACTACTATGTCTTGCAACAAACCACTAACAATTGAATTAACTTGCGAACAAATTGCTGGCATTATTCATGCACTTGGACCACACAGTGGAGCTGAGATGAATATCGTCAGTCAAATCCTTGGAGAAAAACTTGATGAGCACAATAAAAATCACTCCTGAAACTTACAAAATAATGAACGAGATCTTCGAGAAAGAAGGCACTCCTTTGCGTATTGAAGTTCCTACACAGGAACGCATTGATGCTTGGCAAAAACAAAACGAATGTTCGCCATGAACCAGTAGTCATTGCTACACTATAGATATACGTTCATTCCAACACATAGTTGGGACGCAAGTAGGTCATCGACACCGAAGGAACGGGAAGCTAACTAACGGAGGTTTCCAATGTCTACAGTACAACTGATGGGTCTTGTTCGCGCCCAGAAAAAAGCAAAGCGTTCTAACCTTGAACTCTCTCATCATCAAGAGCGAGAGCTATCTGCTGAAAAGAAGTCAGGTAAGTGCTACACCTATCGTGGAGTGCAGTATTGCTACAAGTAAACACAAAGTACATCTGTAAATATCGAAATGGCACAATTGTTGCAGGGTTGACCTTTGACGAAAGTTACTCTCGATTTACTGAAGCATTGGCAACAGACAATCCTTGTTCTGTATATCCAGTGCTAAACAACTCTAACTAATAATAGACACTTACAAAAGTTTCAGGGCTCTCTATCGAGAGCTCTTTTTTTGACTCATTGTGTACTACAATTAAATTGCGATAAAGAAATATTGTCGCTGTATATACTCACATTTATTAATCATGATTGCAAAAATTTCTGCCGGACTGACCGCAGCTTGTCTGCTCTCTGCTCCCGCATTCGCTGGTCCCTATGCAAACGTTGAATCAAATAGCGGTTACTCCGGATCGGATTATTCAGGAACTACTACTGACATCCACGTTGGCTACGAAGGTTCTGTAGGTAAGAATGGTAGCTATTACGTTCAAGGTGGTCCTGCCATCGTTGCTGTTGATGGTGAAGACTCCACTACTGAACTTTCTGGCAAAGCTGGTATTGGTTTCAATGTAACTGAATCACTGAACCTTTATGGCGAAGTTTCCTTCATTACTGTTGATGGCGATGATGACAACAACTACGGCACCAAACTTGGTCTGAAGTATAGCTTTTGATCTGACATAAACAACACTTAGGCCCTCCTAACGGAGGGTCTTTTTTTGTTCTTATGTTGTCGGCTTGTAAATGTCAGCCAATGAGTTACCTAAATCAGGCCGTAAAGCCTCTGACTGACGCCTTGCTGCACCAATCTCACGGTTACGGCTGATCTGTGCACCGAGGCCCACTCCAAAGCCACCTGTGCCGGGTGTACGTGTCACAGTGCGTATAGGTCGATTGTTCTGATAAGCCATGTTGCCGCGATACGCCTTTGCACGCTTCACAGCTCCTGCTCGCTTTGAGTATTCACCACTGTTGTTGTAATCAGATTTGTCTTGATCACTCAAGTAACGCCGGTCAACTGGTTTATTTCTTATTCCGGCAGTCTTCACAGCGTTACTACAGCTACTTATCTATTATATGCCGACTGCAGACTTCAACTTAGTTACTTCTTTAGCAACAGGCAAAAGAGTGCTCATCAACCTCTTTGGCATCTCTTGCTCAGAAAGACGCAAGGCATTTTCTACTGATTCAACACGAGCGTCCAGGTTTGCAATCTCATTTAAATGCTGTTTGCATCGGTCCTTGCAACGTTTCTCAGAAAAAACAACACTGATTACTGCTGCAACAATTGGACCTATAAGATATTCCATCTAATTTTTTATAGCTGCCGTAAGTCTAACTTAGTTCACATAATCATGAGACCATCGTCGTCAAGATCATCATTCTCATAACCTTCATCTTCAATTGATTCAGGAATCGAATCATCCTCTGAATTAGTAAGTAACTCAATGAAAGTCTCTTCACTAATAATTTCAGGGAGGCCCGCTTGGATCTCATCGATTTTAAACATAATTCCATTTTGAGCCAGCGTTTGCTGAACTCCATTCTTTTGCTCCATCCTTGTCTTAAGCAATTTCAAGGCAGTTTTTTCTAACGCTGGTCGACTCATTCGTGAGACTTCGTAACGGGCTCGCGTGAGTGCAAACCTCTGCTCGATTGTTAACTTTACGGTCATCTAATTCTTCCTCAATAAATCGTTTGTTTGAGATCCACTCTTCAATAAGTTCTTTGGCAGTTTCATTATAAAATGACTGCCTTTCAAACCATGTTAGCCAATGGTCAGAACCTTTGGAGTGATTACATTCTTGACAGGCAGGAAGCAAGTTGCTTCTTAAACTACTTCCCCCTTTTGATTTTGGTTTTATGTGATCTAGTGATGTCGCCCTGTGAGAGCGGCAATAGCAACATAGTCCGCCCCAACCATATTTAATTGATTTACGGAACTTTCGCTTAGCGTGGCCTTTAGAAAGGCAGTCTAGGTTGAACATTAAGTCAGCCCAGTCTTCAGCAATACCCATAAGTTGTAAGTTAGCAACTTGACTTAACTTTACTTACGGGTTGTCTCTTTTGTGTTTAGTTTTTAATCGAGATAATACGATCAAGCTTTTCATCCATTTTTTCCATTGATCTTTCGAGTCGCAATAAAATGCCACCAAAATCTTTCTTTGATAAGTAGTCTTCCGCTACTTTAACTTCAAAAGAATCAATACGTTTTTCCATTTCAGTAATCCGTGCATGGGTGCGGGAGGTGAGGATTGCACCACCCGTTATCACGGCAATTGCAGCAGACACAAGTGATTCAATCATTTCTAGTACTAGATACAACAAACCTCCTTGTCATCCCGTGCATTTTTAGTAGGGATTAAAGTTCGGTCATTCTGGCAGTAGGGCTTTCCGTACCGTTTCTACGGCAAGATCGTCCAAGGAGTTTTCGGTCTTTTTAGCCAGCGCTTCGAGTAGATCAACAATGAGTTTCTTTACCCGCTGTGATGTCAGGAAGCTAAACAAAATGGGCCGAATAATGGCAATCATGATAGTAATTGTCTCTCCCTTTAGTTTAACTATTTTTCTTTATCTCTTTTAGCAGCTTGTACTCCAAACGTCGTAAGCGTGCTTGTAAAAACTGAGGCAATAAATGTAGGATCAATTTTCTGTTGCGGCAACCAAGGGATTGTTACGTAGGTAAGCGTTAAGATGCCTCCAGCCCAAATCAATATTCCTAATCTGATGAATGTCGCAAGCAATGCAAAGCGCTCTTCTGCATCTTCTGGTAATTGTTTAACTTTTTTTTCTGGGGCTGCTGGTTTTTCAATGTCCATTGCTCGATACAATTAAAACGTTGAGTTGTATTAGACGATGAAACGCCTTCTACTATTATTACTTATTTCACCAATAGCAGCTTCAGCTCAATCGGTTACGCCAAATTTCACAACTGGTACGATGACTCAAACAGTCACTACCACTCAAACTGTTAATGAAACAACTGCCATTGAACGTTTTGGTGGTGATGTCAGTGTTTGGAATGGAGATAACGTAACAGCTATTGATTCAAGCGGCCATTCAGTCGATATCACAGATCCCACTGGTCTTGAGTTTCATATTGTTGATTCCGCGCAGCCATGGCAATTAGAAATTACAACCCGTGCAGCTGGTTTAGTCGAAACAGAAGACACGACTCGCACAATCGTCACAGATTCAGTTACCAATACCTTGTCGGTCTTCTCTCAATAATTTGTGTATGCCCTGCTTATGCTGAGAATACTAGTGTTGCTGCCAATCCACAGGCAGCTATCACTGGCTCAGTTGCTAATCAGGCTGTCCAAATTAATCAAGGCTCACTAAGTACCCAGTCCTATGGTGGTGGAGTTCATTGCAATACATCCGTTATTTCGTTTACTCCTTATCTTCTAAATACAGAAAATTTTGGAGATACCTCTACTAGCAGTCGTAACATGGGTGG